CGTTAATACGTCTAAACCAGTTAAAGACTTTTTCAATCAATCTTTGTTTAGGTTTAGTATATTGCGTTTGAAAAATCTCTAAACTTTCCAATAACTCATTCCTTGCGCCTAACTTACCTGGAGTTTCAATACCAAATAACATAGGATTAATGACTCTATGCGATTTTAATATGCCATCTCTAACTTGTTCATTCAACATAATAAACCTTTCATCACTTGTATTTAGGTCAATCTTATTAAATGTCGCTGCAGTATCTTTATCCATTGAAAAAGTCACCATAACATTACCAGCCATTTCAGAACCTTGGTATTGATTTCTTAATCTCTTAACTATTTCTTGACTCTCCTCAACCGATGGTTGTCCAATAGGAAAGTTTATATGCATAGATGGATGGAAACCATTCTTTACATTGTTTAAATGAAAGTTTGATATTTCCCATTCTAACTCAATCCATCTTACACCAGGTTCATATTCAGGTCTAGCATAAAACTCTGTTCCAGGTCTATATTCTTTAACATAAAGTATTTGAGATTTTTCAGACTTATCTGTTGTTGAAAAACCTTGATATAGAACAGGTTCATATTTAGAAGTGTTTTCCCATCCATTACTTACAAAATATGCTTCAGTGAATGTACCTACACCATTTATTTCAGGATTTGCTATTCTTACCTTAGATGGGTCAATATAGTTTATTTCACTTATTTTAGAACCATCTTTTGACCAAATAACATTTAGAAAAAATCCTCCATAAAGTTCTAGGTCCATACTAATCTTAAATAGTATTTCATCTAAATCGTCTTCATTATAGATATTCTTTAACATTTGAAGTGCGTCAGGTGAAAGCCCATCTTTATTCCAACCACATCCGCCGATCAACATTGACTTTTGTTTCAATATAGATGAATGTAAGGATGATTTGTTTGATAGACTTATTAAGTAATATGGATATAGATTGTCTTGCCCATATTCAACCCATTGTTTTGTTCTTGAAACTCTTTCTATTGGTGATGGAATAGAGACAGCATTAAAGCTGAAACTTTCAATCATTTTTTTATCTTCTTCTTTTAGCGTTATCATATTTTTAATCACATATTTTTATAGTATATAATAGTTGCGTCATCGTTCCCTGTGTATTCACTATTAGGAGTGTATGTACCATTAACAATCAATATACCACTTTCAACCATAACATTAGATTGAGTATAAGAAAGGTTGTATGGTGTTGTCATTTGCCAAACTTCATAAGTCCATTCACCAGAACTTACTACTATTTGTCCTGCAGTAGGTCCACTTACTGTTCCAACAGAAACGGTGAATGAGTTCCAATACCACGGTGCATAACTACTATCGTCTTGATAAAATACTACATCATCAAATGTACCTTTCCTTGTCAAGTGCCAAGTATAATATGGTTGAGTAATAGTTGCCTTCTCATATAATGTTGTGGTTATGACATTTGTACCATCATTTAAGTATAACATATTGCTATATATTTTTTTGTTTACTGTTTATTTTATAGTAGTTAATAATACGCTTCCACATAAACTCTATTTGTTCACCAGTTGTATAATCATTATATTCATTTAGGTTTGTTGAAAGTATCTCATAAAAGAATAATATTATATTTATATCTTTGAAGTCTATATAGTATCTATTCTTTTCAATCTTTTCTATAAAATCTCTTAAACCTTCTATATTTATACTAGGTTTTTTAGTCCTTAATAACTTATATGTTTTATGATATTCTTTAGAACAAGTACTACAATATGCAGATCTATTCCATTTTTTATCTAAACCACACCTACTACATCTTTTATAAATATAACCCATTAAACTATATATAAAAAAAGGACTATCTATGAAGAATAGTCCTTTTTTTGTTATATTTAGAATACTTTATGGAGTGATAACTTCACTCGCTGCAGCCGCAGTCACTTCAGTTAAGACATCAAACTCTTTACCAGTGAATGTGATTGTGAAGCCATTAAGATCTCCATACGCTTTACCAGAACCACCCGCTACGCCTGTTACATATACAGGGTTTTGTTTTCCAATGAGGAACCATTTATCATTTGCGTCATTAACAAGAATGCGCCATTTTCCTCTACCAAGTGTGTTTACTTGATTCGCAAGATCTTGATCGGTATTGTGTGTGGTGATTTCAACTATTTGGTCATAGTATGCAGTACCATTTTGTACGTTAAAGTTCCCTGTTTCTGTTAATGAACCAGTTTCGATTGGTTGTTCAAACCTATAGAAACTTACAGTTCCAGATGTGAAATCCGTTATAGTACCATTTGCACTTTGTGACAACCCTAAAGTTGTTCCATTCCATTCTCCAATATAGACCGCTTGAACACCCGCAATACTACGACACGCTAAAGTATAACCAGAAGTTAATATACAAGACATATTTATATTTATTTTTTTGTATTTGATTAGGTGGGACTTTTGTTTTTGTCCCACCATATCAATCTTTTATTTATCCTTTATAGTTTACTACGTATTGTGGATAAGCGATTTGAACACCTTGTTTCCAAAGAGCTCTGAAGAAAATGGAGTTAAAGTCTTCTGACTTCCAGATTCTGAATGACTCATAGTCATTTTGAAGGTCAGTACCAAAGTATAAGTTAGAAGCAGAACTTAATACCATTCTGTTAGAACCATTTAGACCTCTTGTTGCGAGGATTCTAATGTTAGTTCCAGGGTGCATAATAGAGTATCCAATATCGTTAGACTCCATAGCAGTGAAGTGGTAGTAGTTAGCATTTCTTAAAGCTCTAACATAAGTTCTGAAGTTAGCATAAGATAAGAACAAAGTCAAATCTTCAGCATCCCATAGATTCTTAGGAAGTGCATCAGCCATTGCGTCAACAACTGCGATTGCATTAGTAGAAGTTAAAGCTCCAGAATATGTACCAAAACCACCTGGATTTGAAGTACCACCAACATTTACAACGGATGCTGAATATGTATTATCAATTAAATATAGGAAACCGTTACACTTAGTCATATTAGCATCAGCAGAATATGTACCAGATGGTGAACCTACCCAAATAAGGTCATCAATAATACCTTGGATTTTATCTACTTTATCAGCAGTATAAACTTTAGCAAACTGGATTGGCTCAAGTTCATCATAATATGAACCTTGTTTCATCAACTTACCAGTCCAATATTGTTCTAAAGAGTTTGCGCCATTTAAGCAGATTTGTTCTTCAATCATTAAAGGACAAACTACTAAGTTCGCTTGTGAAAGTGTAACTGAACCAGTTGCACTTAGTTGACCACAACCAGCAGCTTGAAGAACTGGATTTGAAGTCATGATATTCAATGCATCTGCGTACTTAACGCCAGTCTGAACTGAAATGTATTTTTGTGTCCTTCCTTGAAGAACCATTTCTCTAACTAAGTCCATCGCCAACTGGTCAACATACTGCGTTAAAGCGCTTGTGATAACTGTACTATTAAAAGCCATTTTTATTTTATTTATTTTTTTTTCTTAGAGGACTAAGTTATTATTGTTCTTATTCTTGTCGGAGATAAGTTTTCTAATCTCATCAAGTTCATTCATTTTAGTGACTTTATTAAATGTTCCAATAAAACCATTAGAACCTTTCTTTTCACCTTTAAATGCGTTTTCTGCAGGTTGTTTTTTCAAATCTTCGATTTCACTATAAACTTCACTCTGCATTTTTTCCTGTCCTTTAACTACTTCCTTCATTAAAGATAAACATTCAGCAAGTTGAGCTTCAATCATTTGAACTTTTTTAGCCATTTCTTCTGACTTATTGTCAGTAGATGGTGTAACAGTTTCTCCTACTTTTCCCATATCTTCTTCAGTATGTGGAACTTCAGAAATGCTTTCAACACTTCCATCAACAACATTGATAACATAACCATTATTAAGTTCATAAGAACCGTTGTCCAATGGAATAAGATTTCCCATTTCATCTACTCCATTTACTTTAACACCAACATCAAGTTTATCAGCTTCACACTTGATAGTCATACCATCATTAGTAGTGTATTCAGCAAACTTGTGCTCAACAGTGAAAAGTCTTTTCAATGAAGTCTTAATCTGTGCGATAGTTTCTTCTCTATTCATTTACTTTTTATTATTTTTTGTATACTAGTATTATATAGTATTTTTTGTGTTCTCTGTTTTAATATTTTTCAATATTTATTATTATTATATTATATCATTATGTTGAATATTTATTAAAAATATATAAACACTCTAAAAGTGAACAACAATAAATATGGTAGTAATAATATATTATTTATTGTCCCATTTAGATATACAAATCGCATACGCCTGTGATTGCTCGTAACCATTCTCACCAACTTCTACACCCATACATCTATTAATAAACTCATCTTTAGTTTCTTTTTCTCCCGGTTCAACAACAAACTTTTCTTCATCTATTTGTTTAAGTTTTCTTTGAGCCCATTCAATACCTTCATCACCACCCCAAGCTAACCACATTAAACGTCCGCATCCATCACCAAGTTCTTTTTGACTATTTTGTCTATGTCTTTCAAATGAAGCCATTCTACTTATTGTTTCTCTACTTATAGATTCACCGCTAGCAAGTTGATTAGCTCTAGCCTTTCCTACAGCAGTACCACAACTTCCCCATCCATTCTTTTCTGCCCATCTTAATGCTATTTTAGCATTCTCTATTGCGGCCTTAGGATAGTCATTATATGTCTCTGCAAATGCACTATAACTAACATTACTAGGTACAATAATAACTTTAGCATCAGTTTTTTGTTCAATCTCATTTGCTTCTTCATTTACATTATCGTAATGCGTATCTATACCTAAGTCTTTGATAAATGACCATTTAGCTTTATGATTTGTGAATATAATATTCTCCTTTTTTATTCCAATAGATTCTGCAACATCCATAACATCCTTACCTGCACTTCTTTTAGTTATGATATATACATCATTACCATCTGCTATTTTATTCTTTGCTAACTGCTGTATTTTTTCTTGTGATAAAGTACCATCAAAATCAAAACTTATCTTTTCAAACTCCATAGAACTAAATCCAATAGAAGTGTTTTCACCAAATACATCTTTAGAATACCAAGTTCCAAATACATTCTTAAAAGCGCCATTTATTTCCCATTGCTTTTTAGCTTCAATACATTCTGCACACGCATCTTCAGTGATAGAATACTTACCTTTTTTAATATTGCAACCACAGTTTGGATGTACCAATCCAGGATCAGCAACATATTGCATTATTTGTAGTATCTCGTCATCTGTAAGATCATCAATCCAATCGCTAATAGTTCTATTCATCTCAACAAGTTTTTGTCCCATAAGGCCTTCTATGCTAAATCCAAACTTACCTTCTTCTTTAATATCTTTTTCCCAAAACTTCTTATCATCTATTTTTACTTCAATAAACCAACTTCCTTTAGGTAGATTAAAACCATAGAACTTTGACTTATCATAAATAGGATCTTCAACAATCCAACTTGCTTGAATAAATCCATTGACTTGTTGATTAGTATGGTCAACATTTAAACTTCTATTATTATTGTCTTTTAAGAACTTATCAACCATTTTTTTAATAGTTTCGGTCGTGAAGTATACATAGTATAAATCGCCATTGTCATCTTTTCTTAAAATCTTTTTATTTGGCATCATTGCAGGACCTACAACTATTTGTTTATCTTGTATAGTCTTAAACGAAAAATCTTTCTTTTCACTACTTGAGAAAAACATACCTTTAGTTTCAATAGCTGGATCAGCAACTAAACTAACCATTCTAATACCTTGGTTATCTTCCTCATCTATGACTATCTCATATATAGGAAGTTCTTCCATTCTTATTTTATTTTTCATACTCATTTTTTATTTTTACGTTCTTGTGCCCTATTCATCTGTTCTATATATTTATCTCGATGATGCCAATAGGCCATTAAGTTCAAACATTCAATATAGTTCATTTTGTATATTTGTTCATGTTTTGTTATATCGCCATTTGCCAATCTATCTACCATTGCAACCCAGTTAAGTTCTTCAGGCATTTGATCAACGCTGACCCTACTTCTTTGATCTGGAGAAGGTCTCGAAAATAATATTGAATAGTTATCACTTACTATTTTCTCCCATCTAAAAAACCCTGTAGAATATAAAATGCATTAGTTGCTTTAATATTCTTTATAAGTTCTTTTCTTTTTTCTAAAACTTCTATATCACCACTAAAAGGTTCAACATCAAATACTTCTTCATCAAACTCATTTAGCTTTTTAGTTGCAGGTCTAATAGTGATTGATAGTATATTTAGCCATGTTTCACTTTCACTTAGACTTTTCTTTTCTAATAACTTAAGACTTATTTTTTCACCTAATGTTAGTTTAGATGCTTCAGTATAAGAATAAAGTTTTTCATTAATAATAAAATGTGTAGCTTTTTCACTCTTAAAGTCATTCATATTAAAGTTCTTTATAAGTTCAATAAATGGTGCAAGTTCCTCTTCATATAGACTTTCTACAAAATCCTTATCCATATCACTTATTATTAAAATAAACTTTACTAAAAAGTCTTCTTCAATAAGTTCACTAGATTTAGAATATAGATCTGCAATAGAGACATATTGTGAAACTGTTAAGTCTTCCCATTTATCTGCTACATTAAATACTTTTTCTTTGATTGTTATTTTTTCCATAATAGTTTTTTTATATTATATATTGAATCTTTTACTATGCTCCAAGTTTACTTCTGGTTTCTATAACTTCAACTCTTCCGGTCACATTTCTTATATCACCTTCTGTCACATATACTTTCATCCAATCATTAGGTTTATAAGTACTCATTGGAGTTTGTCCTATACCTAATGTTTGAGCTGCAGACATTTGTGTATTTCTATTCTCTAAGTTAGGTAAGTTAGATGTAGGACTTGCAACATCACCACCTCCACTACTTGAACCACCTTCAGCATTAAACTGTGTAGCTTTAATCTTTGCAACTTGACCTGCTGTTTGTAATGCAATAGTTGTTATTCTAATAGCTTGACTTATACCAGTAGGATCTGGATCATTTGCCATAACTTGTCCTACTGCAGCTATTCCATTTATAATAGCTAATCCAACTTGCATAGACTTATTTCTTTCAAACTGTTTCTTTTGTATAGCTATATCCTCATCAGAACCTTTTTTAAGATTTTTTCTTTTATTGGAATAAAATAGGTTTTCTATTTCACCCATTGCGCTATAAGCATTTTGTGCTAAAGCAATCGCATTTTGGAATGTATCATAACTTTCCTTACGTGACTTTTCTTCATTGTCTTTGGTATCTTTAGCGTTCTTATCTTTAAGTTCTTTTTCCTTCTTTAGCCTATTCTCTAATAGTTGAAGCATTCTATCATAATCTGCGCCAACATTCTCTGCTGCAAGTTCTGCCCATATTCTATCAACATCTGCAGTACTTTGAGCATATTCAGTTTGTATGTCTAATAGCTTTTCTTGTTGAGTTCTTGCAGATTCTTCAGATTGCATATCAAAGTCCAACTTGTCCTTTTCTGCTTTTAGTCTAAGATCTTCTTCTTTTTTATACCTATCTTCTAATAACTTAAAAATCTCTAGATTAGTAAGGTATTGATTAGTCTTTTGTATTTCAAGGAAATCGGCATCTATTTGTGTATAATGTTTATTATATGTTTCCATTATACCAGCAAGAGTCATTTGCTGTTTTTCAGTATCTAATGTATCTTGATTGTCACGAATAGCCTTTTGTTTCATCAACTCAAGATTGTGCTTCTCATTCTCTTTCCTTATATCCTCATTCTTTTTCCTATTATTAGTCTTTTCTTGTTCTGCTAATATTATACTATCCTGAGCAAGCTTTTCATTTTGACGAGTTATGTCCTTTATACTTTTTTCATTCTCTTCAGCTTTCTTCTTATATGATTCAATCTCTTCTTGTGTAAGTGATAACCTACCTTTTTCTTGGTCAGCTAACTTAGTTAAGTATTTTGCACCAGTTATAGTAAGTTGAGTTAATAGTTGTTCATTAGACTTAATCCTCTTATTATTAGCTTCAATCTCTTCTTTAACTGTATATTTACCTTGAGCTTTAGACAATCTAAGTTGAAAGTCAATAGTATTATTTAGTTGTTCATTTAAGTCTTTTTGAACTTGAACTCTTTTTTCACCATCAATAATGGCCTGTTTTGAACCTTCACTTTCTCTTTCAGCTACAAGTTTTAGATTAACTGCAACATTATATAATGTATCTTTAAATGAAGTCCATACTGCATTAGCTCCTTTTGCTGCTTCACCTAATGCTCCACCTGCAACTGCTAAGTCATCATAATATGCAACTAATAATCCTACTGCAACAACAAATGCTCCAATACCTGTAGCTATTAATGCTTTACCAAACTGAGCAGTTGAAGTTGTAAGTGCTTTCATAGTTGTATTTCCTTGAGCCATACTACTATTAAAACTTCCTATAACATTAAAACCACCAAATAAGTCTTTTCCTAAAGCTTTTACACTTGTTCCTAAAACATCAAACTGTTGTTTAAATGACTTAAAATCTAAACTTCTTAAACTACCTTCTAATCCTCTAAATGATGAAGTTATGTTTTCGATTGGTTCACCTGATGTCGACTTAATAACTGCATTAAAATCAGATATTTTATCATTAGTAGAACCAATAGCTTGTGTTATTTTGCTAAACGCTTCAGCATTAGTATCACCAACTTCAAGTCCTAAACCTTTAAGTTCTCTAAGACTTTTCTTATAATCGGACATACTTTTGGCGGAGTCTAAAGTGTCTAATGCCGCCTTAATCCTTATCTCTACATCTTGTGCCATACTCTATATATTTTATTTATGGTGATTTTTTTATTGGTATTGATATTTAATAGTCAAATCATAATACACATTAAATACTTCGCCTGCAGATGTATTATCTACATTTATTGAAGCATTATATGGTCCACCTGGAGGTCCAAAGCTACCCATATCTATCGCAATAACGCCAATAGCAACTCCATCTAAATCCGTTGTTTTATGATCTGCAATAAATGCAACATCTATAACATAAACTCCGTTCCACCAATATGACGACTTATGCCAACTAACTGCCCAACCATCATTGGCTATTGATTCTAGTCTAATACAAGCTTCAATCGAAATAGGTGAAAACGTTCTTATGTCATTCCAATATATTTGACCAGGTCCATCACCAAATATTGATATAACTAAAGTAGACCCATATGCGCTTAAACTTTTTCCTGTATATGTTGCTATTTTAGTTTGTCCAGTAGGAAGTTCTGATGTAGAAGAAGCTTCACTAATAATAAATGGAGTATTGAAACCACCATTCTGTGATAGTATAATATTCTCAGTTCCTAAGTAAGTTGTATTAGGAAGTATCGATTGAGAACCACCTAAAGTAAGATTAGAACCTACAACAAATACATTCTCAACCGCTGGAATACTTGCAGTGCTACCAGATGCACCGAATGGTCTAAGTAATGAAACATTATTACCAAATATAAAAGTTCCCTCAGCTTCATTTATGATATTAGTACCGACTAATAAAGATGGATTATTTGACGTATCAGTTGTAGAGTTTGATGCTCCTAATACAAAGTTAAATCCACCTACTATGTTTCCATTATTCTCGCCTACTACTATATTATTTGCAGAATAAACATTTGTGTTTTCACCTAAAACTATATTATTAGGAGCTTGTACAAGGTTATCTCTAGAAGTATTTAATACACCTAAATAAGTTGTGTTTGATAATGGTGGTGGTGTTCTAAAACCTGTTGATTGTGGTAAATAAGAACTTTTAGATAAAGAAGGATTCTCACATTGACAAAAATCAGGTGCTGACTCAAATAAAGTTTCAGTTATTTCTGTAGGAATAGCAGTAGATATATATGCATCTAAAAATGCTTCACCACCTGGACAAGGTAATGTTGATGTATATGTTAAACATAAAGTATCTTCTGTACATTCACATATATTTTGCGATATTCCATAAGTCAATCCGCCAGCATCAAATACTGGACCTGATGTTGGACCTAAAACTGGATTTGACACAAACAAATCAGGTGTCCATCCACCAGGTAGATAGTCAACACTTGATTCTGCAATATAAAGTTGTAGACCTTCTCCACTACAAGTAGCAGATTGAGTACAACTAGTTTCCCAGTTCCAACCTAACTTAAGGTAAGCGTTTTCTGCTAATACTTCGCCCGATGCAGTTCCATAAGAACCAGGTATATTTGTTAACCACCAATCTAAAAATGTATATTGATCATTAAAACCAGTTAATGTCAAAAAATATGTATTATTGTTTTCATCCCAAGTTCCATAAGTAGCTCCACAAGGATAGTTAATATAGATAACAACATATGGATCTGGACCAGTTCCACCATCTGCAGGACTATTGTCATATAGGTTATTTAAAGTTCCTAAAAAAGTATTAGTTGCTTCTTCACCCATTTGAACTTCAAAGTTTAATGTGCAACCTGTTACACCAGGATAGTAAGTAGCTTCCATACCTGGTATTGTTATATTTGCCCAATCAACTATGTTAGAAACACTTGTTGTACTTGATATAATATTATAGGTGAAAGTAGTAGGATCTGATGGAGCGTTGGAATAAAAAGTTAAATAATGAGTTGGAGAAGCATAATAACTATTAATAGTATCTAAAAAGTCAGTTAGATAAGAACCTACTAAACATTTTTCAACGACTACTCCACAACTTGAAACAAATGATGGTATATTATTAGTATAGTTTAATGCTTTAATAAGCTCTACTTTTGTTGATTGATATTTAGATGGATCATAATCCATTATTCTATTAACTCTATAATAACCTGCCATATTGTCGATTGAACAATATATTAGATCAGCGAATGAAAAATCATTTATATCATATGGTGTAAGATTAAAAGATGCTTCTATTATTCTAGATTCTGAACTATTAAGTTCTAAGAATGTATTTTGCCAATAAGTATAATATAGATTGTTTATAGTCTCATTATACTCTGGATAAAAAGATTGAATAGTTCCAAAGTTTAATGATTGACTAGGAGATATAGGATCATCTGCGTAAGAAACATAAGGATAAACGGACATTGTTGCAGCTGTTCCAGTATTGAATCCATTTGTCCAAAACTTCCAACTATCACTTGCACTTAGACCAATAGTTTTTGCATATAGTATTCTAGTATTAAAACCTCCTAAGTTAGAAATGTTACCATTATTAAAGCCATAAATAGATGGAATGTATATTTGATTTGACAACGGTAGTTTATTAACAGGTGTAGGTGAAAAGATAAGTTCTATTTTTTTCTCACCTGCTGCAAACTCATTATCAAACTCATATTTATATTCACCAAATACTGTATTTGTTATATTCTTATATTCAGTGTTATAATAGTCTTTATCATCTTTATAAGTTAATATTTGACTCCTAGTTTGTAAGTTAGATGCGATTTGTGAATCTACTTTTTCTGACAAATCTATCTTATCACTCCAATCTTTCGTTCTTTGATATTTAGAATAGTATTCATCACGTGGTTCTATTAAAAATCTTTTTTGTGCAGTTTTGTCAATGTCTATATAAAGATTAAACATCCTCATTACATTGACTATAAAATCCTTTTGTTTAATATTAGGTAGTACTTTAGATGACAATATAAGACTATTCTCTACTGCTTGTGTATCATCATAAATAACACTTAATGTCATTTTATCAACAGTAAGTTTTGATGAAACAAGACCTAATAGTGGAGTACCAGGTGGTGTGGGTGGAATAAGACCATCAGAGTTTTTATATGTAAGTACACTATCTCTACCAAACCAAATCATTATTTTTTCACCTTCCTGCAATGAGTTAGGATCTATAACCATATCTGTTAATATAGTACCTGAAAACTGAAACTCTTGTGTTGTAGGATTATAGCCAACTTGTACACCTTGTGGATTATTTTTTAAGCTATAATACCTTTTACCTCCAAATGTTAAAGCTTTCCAAGCTCTATTATAAGGTGGTTGTGGTGCAGATATACCAAATATATTAAATACAGAACCTGTTGGTCCAAAGTTTTGTGAACCTACACTTCTAAATGCATAAATATAAATATCACCACTTCCCCATTGATCATCTCCATTTTGATAAGTTAATCTACTTTTTAATAGACCTATATTTATTGATATACGTTGAGCAAATCTTTGATCATTAGGATTCTCATACCATGAATATGTGAAGTTATATAGATTATTAGGGTTATAGTCAGATGTGTCTCCTATCATATATCCACCATGATAAAAGTATTGACCCTGTACATAGTATATTCCAGTTGTAGTAAGTGGAGTAGAAGCTGTATATGTATATACACTTGGAGTATTTTGACTTACTTTAAGTATTTCTTTATTATTATTAAAACCTAATGTTATACTTCCAGGAATAGACTTACTAGAATATGGAATAACTAAATGTGAAAAATATTCACCACTTAAAAAATCACTTACATATGAATAACCTGCTTCAGCAAAAATCTGATCAAATAATGTTTTTGCATAAAATCCAGGCATAAAGTCAGAAACTCTAAAAGTCCTTGTTAGTGATAAGGGTGTACCATAATCTATCATTGGATAGTAGTAACCATTTCCATATGGAGCTTCCCATGAATACATAATGTTAGTAGAGTTCCATTGATGGTCAAACCTGCTAAGATTCAAGTCACTTAAATAAAGTTCGCCTATAGACTTAAATAAACCATCATTCTCTGAATAAACAACACACTCATAAACTATAGTATCTTGCATATAATCATAAACTATATTAGTAAGTTGTAAGTTTCCTTCAAACTGAATAACATTGTCTTTTAAGATCCATGCTTTAACCTTTCTATTAGGATTAAAATAAGCAGTGCTAGCAACATTAAAGTCATATTGTCTTGTGACGTTTATCTCAAATATTTCACTAAATACTTGTTGATTATTCCTTGTGTTAGGAAACTTTAAAGTTTTAGAATATGATGAGTTTTTGTTTGCTAAATCATAAACATCTGCAATGTTATAGTTTAGACTTATGCTTTCATCTGAATATGTATCTAAATAAGATTTTGGATTTGTCGCAAAATCACTACTTTGATTAGGAACTCTTTCTAAAATAACTTGATAGTGTGTCATATGTTTATTGTGTTTGTGAACCTTTAGGTAAGGCGTATTTATAGTTTATTGTTAAGTTGAATAGTTGATCTCTATATGCAGTTTTAAAGTCATATGTAGTATCAGTTATTACTATAGGTACAGGATATGGTTTTGATTGTCCAATATAGTTTTCTAAAATATAGACATCATTACTTTGAAGTAGTTCACTTAACCATTCATATTCTACTTCATTAATCCAGTTAGAGTTTAATGTATGTTCTTCTTCAACAAAAGATGATATAACTTGACGACCTCTTAAACCTTTCATATTAGCGTTTGTAGTCTCGCCCCAGTTCATTTCCTTTTTTATCTCATTACGACTTATTGTATGTCTTTTCTTATTGTCTTGTGTAAAAGTAAAGTATTCCCATGCTCCAAACTTATTCTTAAATATAACTTGCACATTGTCATATATTGAACAAGTTCTATCTATATAAAAATATCTAACCTCTGAAAGTGGTAAATAAGTTATAGTTTCTTCAATAATCTTTTCAACAAGTTGTGCACTATAATATGAAACAGTACTACCTATATTTAAGTTTATAGTACCTATTGGAATATCAAATCTAAATAACTTATCAACTTCAGGACAAGGTGTATCACTTCCGAATGGTATTAATGTTGTAGATAGTAAGTTATAACTTGAATCATAATATCTATATCTAACATAAACATCTTGTGTTGAAACTGCACCATTTTCAATAAAACTTAAAGTTTCATATGTGTTATTTCTTACCTTTTTAGAATATTGCAAACAGTTCCATTTATTTGTTGAACATTCTAATATTGATGCTGTACCAGTTCTTCTATTAGGATAGTTTGATAAGAAGTTAAAGTTTCCACCATCTAAATAGTTATATAAAGTTCCATCAACTATTAAATAATCATATGAAACATTATATTGTTTATAGTCTTGTGTACCATCAAATCCATATCTTTCAACTTCATTTATATCAGCAGGTGAAAAATAAGAAACTATTCTAGATATATTTGTAGCAGAAGCCATTTCAGTTGTATATAATGTTGTTGTTGCAAAAGAATAAGTTGCTAAACCATTACCATTAACTACATGATTTCCTGAAATGAAAGGATTGTCTGATGTGACATTTATAATACCTGAAGTATAGAATGGGTTTGCAACTGACATTGTAAATCCTAAATAATCATCACCAGCAATATTAACTATAATAGCTTCAACATCTAAATCTGGATTATATGAATAACCTGAAGACCATTCAGTTCTAACGACTGGGAATAAAAAGTCAGGATAGCCATAAAGTTTAGATAGTTGAGGACCAGTTATTCCATATACTTCACTTCCTACATCGCCAGTTGGACTTGAGAATAAAAAACTTTTTGCTATTGGACCAATAGATAATGCGCCATAACCTGCTTGAAAGCCACTCAGATCTCTTGGTCTAGGAACAGTATTAAATATATTAACACTAATACTCTCATCATCACAAGTCTTTACAAACACTTCTACATAGTATTTAAAGTTATTACTATTAACTGAAACCAATGTAGTATTTGAACTTGAAAGACCAAGCGCAATAGTGTTTCCCCATATATCATTGAATGAACTTAGTTGGTCCATTCCTTTAAGTTTTACTACCTCAGCTATTTTTGCCATTATATATTCTTTATTTCTTTTATGAATGTCTTTTCTATAAGAGATTCAATGTCTTTCACCGCTCCTACTTTAAGTATAGTACCTGCATTTTTCATAACCTCATTTATCATTCTTTGTTTTGCATTTATTGGTTTTATTCCTTTTTTTCCAATAGATCTTGCAATCAAAAATGCGGTTTGCCTATCATCTAAACCTCTAAATACTATATTTTTTTGCTTTACCCAAGATTGAATAGGCTTTATAGGTGGTTGCTTTCCAGGTCTTCTACCTTGGTCAACATACTTAAAATAGTCAGCGGCTAATATACTTAACAATAATCCATTAACATCTTGAATAACTTTAAAATCTAATGAACGTATAAGTTCGCCAGATGCTCTTTTGTCCTCTTCAGTTAATATTCTAGTTAGTACAGCAACTGCTTCAACACCTAGTATCTCTAGTTGTTTCCTTAGATTCTTATTGTCAATCTGTTGAGCCATACCATATATATTCTATTATACCTTATGGTTTTTTAATAGTATCTATAATAACAGTATCATCAGATGTTAACTTAACAGAGTCAACTATAGTAGAATCAACTTTGCAAGTATCTACAAAGATTGTAGTAGGTTGAGGACAAGGATTGATATAGTTTGTCCACATAATAATACTAAAAAATACTAAAAAAGCTAATGCTATTATTTTTGCTATTTTTTTAAGTCTATCCATTTTTTCTTTATCCATTTTTATTTATTTTTTTTTATAGTGAAGCAATAATCTCATCTGCACTATTTTTCAATATACCATTCACTTTTGTTTCACCACCTAAAAAGGCAACCCATCCATTATCAAGGTTTAGGTGAACACAAGTGTTATCAACTTTATCATAACCATAATAAGTATATGTTCGCCCATAATAACTTATTTTGTCTGCATTTACTGTTAAATCAATCATTACATCCATATTTTTATTAAATAACTTTTACTTGTAAGAAAGAACTTTTTGCCGTATCACTAACTGTACTCATTTGAATCGATGAAACTAAATACTGATTTTGGGTCCAATCTATATTATATGTTGTGACTGCCGTATTTGAAGCTAAAGTATCATCGTTTAATGTTGCTGTAGTTACTGGATAAACTTCTGTAGATGTTGCTGACTTAACTACTAATGTTCTAACCATTTGAAAAGTAGCAGTAGCAGCAACGTTTGTTGGCGATAAAGCAATAAGATTGGCTGATGTCAAACTATTATTTACACCTATGTATAGTCTATTAATAATAGTACTTGTAGAACCAACTTTTCTAATCCTTGATCTAACTTCTATAACATCACCAACACCAACTGTATTTGCTGGTATTAAAAGTCCATCAGTATAAACATTTGATATAGTAGCTGAAACAGTTGCTCCATCTGTTCCTTTAGTTAGATTGTATTGAATCCAAGTAGGAACATTATTGACAATATTTAATGATGTTCCATTTGTACCTGTAGTTGTATAAGATAATGTACCTCCACTTGTGATATATGGAATAGAGTTAGTTGCAGTAGTAGAAGTCCATATTGGTAGTCCATTATTAGTAGAAAGAATAGATCCTGTTCTACCAATACCTAATCTTGCTAGATTACCTCCATCACTTGGTGTATAAAATATATCACCTTTACTTGATGTTATACCACCTGGCTTTATAGCAATGGTAGTGAATGTTTTACTTGATAATACTTGTGTTGCATCTTTACCAACAAAAGTATCATTACCAATGGGTATAGTCCAAATATAACTTGTCCCACCAGTTATGGTTTCAGTAGTTATAGTTATTCTATCAACAAGAGGACTTGATATATCTTCTACTAATGTTAGATTACCTTTTGTTAGATATAAACCATCACCATCACTATAACTCTCGTTCATTGAAGAAAAGTTAGGGTCTATAGCATCACCACCATTATACCATACACTATTAAGACCATTTGGGATTACTACATAACTATTTCCATCAGCACCAGTTGGACCTTGTAATCCTTGTGGCCCCTCTATACCAATAGACAATGGTACAAAAATCATATCGTGTCCATTAGTAAATGAATAACCACCATTAACATAAGTAACTGGTATTGAAACATAACTATTAGGTGTAATACTAGGTGTCCCACTAACTGTCCATTTTTGATAGTTATTTGAGTTATTCTCATCTTGGAGTATTAAACTATCACCAGTTTTAATCAATGCTAAAAATACATCTATATCTACACCATCTCTTGTTAAGTGAGAAACATATAATATAGTTGAACTTATTTGCGTGGCATTATTCCAAATAATTTGTGAGTTATTTGGTGGTGGTGATTGTGTGTTTGTTCTAGCATTATATTTGTAGTATGATACTGATATACCATCAGCACCAGCAGGACCAGTTCCACCTTGTGGACCAGTCCTACCTTGAAAACCTTGTGTTCCAGTAGGACCTTGGTCACCTATCATATTCATAGTTGTACTCACATTAGAATAACTATCACCATAAGACCAAAGTTTTAATGTTCCAGTTGTGAATTCACCATTATTAGTTATGATAAACCTAACTATAAAATAACTACCTGCTGGTAATACTAATGGTGATGTTATATCAGCAGAAAATGTGAATAGTTCTTTTATTGATACATATACAAAATTTTGTGTATTTGTATTTGCTATTATAGTTGTAGTAAACCCATCACTTACAGAAAGTTCAAAATACCCTTCAATAGGTGCTGATGTTTCAATATACGCATTAAAATTCCAAGTACCGGTAGATAAGAATGTAGATACGATCCTATTAAATGAATCAGTATAAAATGTAAATACATAAGTATCTGTATAAGTCATTGGATCACTTTCTAAATATGTTGTAGTATCTGATGTTGGTGTTTTTGATAAAATATATTTACCAGAGCCTAATGTTTCATTTATATTAAAAAACATTCGTAACCCACCATCAAAACCATTAGCGCCAGTTAATCCTTGTGGACCTTCTAAACCCTGTGGACCTTCTAAACCCTGTGGTCCATCAAATCCTTGTGGACCTGTATCACCTTGGGAGCCTTGTGGTCCATCAAATCCTTGTGGACCAAAATCACCTTGGAAGCCTTGTGGTCCTGTATCACCTTGAAACCCCTGTGGGCCAGTAGGACCTTGGTCTCCTTGAATACCTATATTAGGACCAGTAGGACCTTGTAATCCTTGTGGCCCTGTTTCACCTTGTGGTCCTGTTGCTCCAGGTACTCCTACTACAGAGTATTGAAAAACATTATTATTGAAACTATATGTATAACCTGC